CCAGCCATACTAGTTGATCCAGAAACCAGTTCTCCTACTAAAGGAGCAACCTTATCAATAATATTAGATTCTTTATCTGCATCACCCTGAATCTCTCCAGTAATCTCTACACTTCTTCCTAGCTTCCTATTAATTTTCTTGGCTATCAACTCAATTTCACTGACCACATCTTTTGTAACAGGTATAGCGTAGTTGCACAAATCTGATGATATAACATGTAAACCTGCAAGTTCTCCTTCTATGTATACTGGTTTTCCACAGTCCCCTTTCACTGTATCCATCTTAGGATATTCTAGTAGGGTTTCTCCCTCAAACAACTTCAACAATGGTTGACTAGCTGATACTCTAACCAGTTCAACATGTCCTTTCTTACTTCTACCACCAACATTAACATTTTTCTTGGCTGGTTCTATAGTGGTAATAACATCTCTAACTCTCCCTGTACCTCTACATACATACATGTCAGGATAATATTCCAATATAACATCTCTCTTACCATCATAATTATGTTTAGTAGTGATACTTAAACCTTCGCTTATTTGAGTGTAAACTGATGCCATGTTTTCATTAATATTATTTGACACGGATTCTGTTTTAAATACTTCATTAAGAAGCACATCACTAACACAAGTACCATCACACGAGTACTCAACATGCTCCTCTATTTCTCTAAAATCTTTAATTGCAGCCATGTTTTCATTAATACTATTTGACACGGATTCTGTTTTGACTACTTTACTAGAAAGCACATTTTTACTCCTTCCACTTACAAAATCTAATTCAGAGGTAGTTTCCTCAAATACATTGTCTGGTAGTGCCTTAAAAGTATGTTTAGTATGATTTTCGCGTAACTCCTTTCGTGAATGAGCATAAGGACAACCTAATCTTTCACACTTGTCTTTAAAACGGCACATTCTCGTTCCTGTAGCACCACTCCCTAGATTTAGAGGTTTAATATCTTTCTCCTTATGTATAAACGGACAATTCTCACGAAGACAAGGATTAAACTTACACTTCTGACTAGTTGTAAAATCTAGTTCTCCTAAATGCTTCATGCCACACTTCCGTTTACACAAAGGTTCATTGCAATATATATTAAACACTGGTTCACCAAAAGAGGGGTGCCAGTAATAACAAGCTCCTTCCTTTCTATACGGGCATTTCCCACCATACTTACACATTGCTGTACGATACTTAGACCTATCAAAAGTTGACTTCTTAGCTTTTGGCTTATCCTTCCCCTTCTTTTTCTCAGGTTTCTCTCTGTGAACAATATCGCTAGTGTCCAATTCCCAAGTATCATAGTTGTAAACTCGTTGAGTGTTCCACTTGGGTCCGGGGTTTGATTCAACATCCCCACTTAACAATAACAAACTTCTCGCTAAACTAGCAAGTGACCTGATGATAACCTTGCTACAAATTTTTGCAAACAACTTGATAACAACTTTTTCACAAATATTAACCATATTGATTTCATTAAAACTAATAAACAAAGATTCTGTTATAAATACACTTAACGTGCAAACAATTGGAGATGGCCGAGCCAGTTCGCTCCAAAAAGTGGGTTGCTTGTAATTGCAACATAAAAGAGCG